CATGCCGGTGGCTCCGCCACCTCCGCCGCTGCCTGATCGCGTGCAGGTGCGTCCGAAGGCCTCGGGGCTGACGGCGGTCAAGGTGAAGGCCGCCACGGTGGTCGACTTGGTTGACGGGAGGAAGGTCCCCGCAATGGCGGGCGACTGGCTGATCACCAACGGTCCCAGCGTCCTGACGGTTGTTCCACAGGCGACGCTCGACCAGCAGTACGAGATCGTGCAGGAAGGTGGCCTCACCGTCGACCCCGCCATCCGGCACCTCCTCCAGGACGTCCTCGGCGTCGGTTCGACCGCCTCCGGTCACACCCTCCTCGAAGCCGTGCATCGCCTGTCGCGCCTGTCTATTTATGGGTGCTCAATCTCGTTCAGCCCCGGCCAACTCGAAGAGCTGAAGTTCCGTGCCACCAAGCGTGGCCGAAGCGTCCAGGAAGAGATCGACGCCGTCGTGGCTCGAATCCGTGATGAACTCTTCTGGAAGGGTCCAGGGAACACTGATGCCTCTGCATGACTACTGGTGCCAAACCTGCGGCCAAATCTCGGTCGACATCTACCGCTCCGTCCTCGTGGGCGCGCAGGCCGATCCCCCCACGCATTGCGATCGGCCTATGGCTTGGATCCCCGACATCGGGGCAATGGACGCCTTTGAGCCTGGGCAAGAGTTCGAGGTCAGAAACGGCCAGAATCAGCTCGTCAAGGTCGAATCCTTCGCGCAGATGCACAAGTTGGAGCAGGAATCCGAGCAGCAGTTCCGGAACGGCGAAGGCCAGCCGATCCGCTTCCGGATGCTCCACCAGCATCGCACCAACCGTGAGGACAACACCTTCGGCCCCAGCCCAGAAGAGAAGCCCTCTGCCGAGATGATCCGCAAGTACAAGCCCACCGAAACCACCGCCGAGGGCCCCGGCTATGGTCCCGGCGTCTCGGATGCGAACACCAGCCCTTTGAAGGACTAACAATGTCCATCCACGTCGTCCCGATCGACGATCTCCAAGAACACGTCGAGACTGGTGCTCCGTGCTGCTGCCGACCCAAGATCCTCTGGGACGACGCAATCACCGGAGAACGCCTCGACGAACCCGTCATCGTCCACAACAGCGCAGACGGGCGTGAACTCGTCGAACGGCACGGAGTTCAGTAGATGGCCGACTTCGGAGCCTCGGGCATTGCCGACCTGCCCCGCCTCACCGCGGACACGATCCAATTCGGCGATCCGCGCGTCCTCGGCTGGCTGAAGGAGTGGGTCCAGGAGGGCGACCTCATCAACCGCTCCGATCCCTCCTACGAGGTGATTGAACAGGCGCAAAAATACATCGTCGGCGAGCAGCTCTCTCCCGAGCACCGCAAACTGAAGTACCTCCCGCAGGTCACGATCAACGAAACGCGCAAGGCCATGCAGGCCCACGTCAGCGCCCTGACCGACCTGCAGCCCGCGGCCGGCTGGAAATCGCTCAACCCGGCCTACCACCAGCAAGCCGACCTGCTCAATCAGTACGCCATCGCCGAGTACGTCACCTGCGGCTTCGACCTCGACCTCGGCGACACGATCAAATACGCCCTCGCCGGCGGCACCGGTGACCTCGTCTGTGACTGGGACCCGCACGCGCCTCTGGGTGGTGCCCATTCCCTCAGCCCCCGCGACCCACGCGACACGCTGCCGCTCCGCCCCCCGCAGGCGCGCGACCCGCAGCTCTGGCCTGGGGTCTGCTTCCGCGAACTCCACACGATCAACGTCCTCAAGGGGATGTACCCGACCAAGGCCAACTACTTCCGTGCCGCCACCGACAACGCGGTCGGCCGCGTCATGGGCAAGTTCCGCACTGGTCTCAGCCGCCTGATCTCCCCCGCCAGCCCCCTCGACATGATCGACAGCGGAGCCCACGGGGCTGCACGCCGCGCCCAGCCCGGCCGCATCGTCCTCTACCGCGCCTACTTCCGCGACCGCACGAAGAACCTGACCCAGAAACCCATCGCGATGGGCGAACCGGGGACCAACTTCGCCTACCTCGCCAAGCCGAACGAACCGCTCTACCCCCGCGGGCGCCTGATCGTCGCGACCGAGGACATGGTTATCTACGACGGCCCCTCGACCTACTGGCACGGCATGTGGCCCTTTGCCCGCCTGCGCCTCTGGTCGGTGCCGTGGCAGTTCCTCGGCATCCCACTCTTCAACGACCTGCTCCCGGTCCAGGACGCCATCAACGAGACCGTGCACGACGCCAGGCTCGCGCTCCGCCAGCACGTCGACCCCGACATCATCTACAACAGAAACGCCGTCTCCGAGTCGACGATGCGGCTGCTCGACCCACGCCGCCCCGGCAAGCGCATCAAGGTGCAGCCCGGCTTCGGCGAGCCCTACAAGAAGGACGAGGGGCCTTCGGCACAAGCGATTGCCCAGTGTCTAGAACTCTGGGATCGCCTCACCACCAAGTTCACCGACCTCTCAGGCACCGCCAATCTCTCCGCGCTCCTCCAGCTCCGCCAGCTCCCCTCGGCCGACACCATCACCAAGTACTACGAAGCCCTCACCCCCGAGATTCGCCATGAGGCCCGCCAGGTCGAAATCTTCCTGCGCGATCTCTCGGAGATGATGAAGGTCAACTACTTCCAGTTCCTCTCCACGACCAAGCGTGTCCAGATCCTCGGCCCCGCCGGCGAGACCCTGCAGGACTTCGACGTCGACCCCGGCAAGATGGTCCCGGCCTTCACGGTCGGTCAGCCCGGGTACACCAAGGAACTCGACCCCGCCCTCACGACTGCCGACGAGCGGGCGCAGTTTTTCCACAAGCAGTTCATCTTCGTCGTCGCTCCGAACTCGGTCCTCGCCGTCAACGCGCAGGAAAAGAAGATGCTGCACCTGCAGCTTGCGCGGATGGGCTACCTGGACATCGTCTCGCTCGCTGAAACACTCCAGATCCCGAACTTCGGGACCTACCCAGCGGTCCCACTCCCGCCGCTGATGCCGGTGCCTCCCGAGGTCGTGATGCAGCTCATTACGCAGGGGATGCAGTCGGTCCTGGCTGGCGGCCCGTTCCCCCAGTACACCGACCCGACCACCCAGAAAAGCTATCTGCTCGACGCGGCATCAGGGCAGATCCTGGAACTCCGCACTCCCATCACCGTGATCGAGCGCCTCCAAGCCCAGAGTCTCCTCGGCCTCGGGATGACCGAATCACCGGCTGGTCGCAAAGCCTCCGGCCAGGCTCCACCCTCGGCTGAAACCAAAACCGATCAGGACGGTGCCCCGCGGCAGACCGTCACCGAAAGCGACAAGTAGATGCCCAACACCAATCCGCAAGCGATTCTCGTCGCCAACACGAAGATCCGCCCTCTCTGCGACCGGATGGCGCAGCTCTACAACGCGATCAAGGCCGCGCAGATCGAGTTCGTCGCTGAAGGCTGGGGGACACTTTTCCCGAACGACAGCGAGATCATCGTGGACGGCAGCGCCGTGGACGGGCGGACGCCGATCACCAACGCAGACGTGCGGACGTTTATGCTCACCGATGCGGTGGCGTTTCTGACGCCGCTCGAAGCCTCGGCGTTCGCTGGTCGGGACCGGATTCACAAAATCGGCGTCAACGTCCTCCCGTAGATGGCCCTCTCCGCAAACACCGTTTGGGAGCTTCGCACAGCGGGGGATGTCGCCAACGGCGGCGGCTTCGTCACGGGTGCATCCGGAACGGACTTTAGCCAACAGGACGCGGCGCAGTATGCGCTGACAGGCGTCACGTCGGCGGGCGCTGGGAACGTCATATTGACGGCTTCGGCTGCGGCCGACATGGTCGGCAACATCATCAATGTCATCAGCGGCACCAACTTCACGGTCGGGTTTTTCCAGATTACGTCTGTCTCCGTTGGCGTGAGTATTACGTGCAGCACGAACAGGTCTGGCACCGCCATTTCTACGGGTGTAGGCGCAACGGGCGTGATGAACATCGGCGGCGCCCTGCCGGACCCGGCACTACTCGCTGTGGAGTTGACCGTCAGCGGCATGTCCGTCTACCAAAAGGCTGGCACCTACACCATCACGTCTGCATCGACGAACGTGGCGGGCGGCTGCGTGACGTTCGCGTCGCGGGTGCGCTGGGAAGGCTATCAGACCACGCGCGGAGACTTTGGAACCAAGCCGGTATTTCTCGCCAGCGGGATTAGCACGGCCGTCATCTTCACGGCAGGAACGAACGACTGCACGACCGTGAACCTAGAAATCGACGGCGCATCGCTCACGTCTATTCGTGGATTCGCGACAACGTCTCGCTCGTTCTTCCACCTCTGCACCGCGCGTAACTGCACCAATTCAGGATTCAGTGGGTCTGCCACCACGTTGTTCTCGTTTTGTCTGACGTCTGGGTGTTCCACGCAAGCGTCCTTTCTAGTCCCCGGCAAGGCGTTCGCGTGCGTCGCGATGGACAACACCATTCTGGGGTTTTCAGTGACGTCTGGCGGGCTGGTGGTTCGCTGTATTGCCGACACGAACACGGGCGCGACGGTGGATGGGTTCTTATTCGGCGCTGCGGCCAATGCTGTGAATTGTGTCGCCTACGGAAACGGGCGAGACGGATTCGCTTGCACGACCGGCAATGCCATCGTGATGACGAACTGTCTATCGGAATCGAACGGACAGTATGGCTACAACGGCTCGGCGGCTCCGAAGAGCCTGTTCTACTGCGGCGCATACGGTAATTCGTCAGGCCCGACGAACGGCACCTACGAGTTCAACGTCAGCTTCATCACCGGCTCCGCCTCCTTCTTCACCAACGCGGCAGCGGGCGACTTCTCCCTGAACACCGACGCCGGTGGAGGGGCACTCGCTCGCGCAGCGGGGCTTCCAGGCGTACTCCCTGGCGGGTTGACGACCGGGTATCTCGACGTCGGTGCCGCGCAGCACGCCGACTCCCCCGACACCATCTCCGTCTCCGTCCAGTCCCCGCACGTCACGAGTAACTACCGCGTGTCGAGCTACGGATAAGTAGATGACTTACCACGTAGACGCCGGTGGGGGTGGTGGAGGTGGGGTAGGTACGCCCGTGGCACCGGATCGCTCCGTCCAGTTCAACGATGCGGGGGCGTTCGGGGGTGCGGCGAGCGTCACCATCATCGACGGGAATGCGTCAGACGGGTTCCTCCTAGTCGGAAACGGATCGCAAAACGTCAACATCCTGGCGCTGATCACTGCCGATCAGGTCTTCCCCAACCCGACGACGGCGGGGACCAGAATCGCCATCAGCGCGACCCTACAGACAACCGGCGTCTCGACAGAGGTGGGGTCCAGTAACTACACCGTCTTCGACTTCGACCTGTTCAACGAAGCAACGGGGACGAAGGCCTCAGCCCTCTTCGGGATTCGCGGGCTTGTCGGGAACTACAGTAGCGTCGGCGTGTTCACCAACATGATCGGCTACTACATGTACATGGAGAACACGGCCGGTGCCGTGCCTGACATGGCCGCGTACCAGAGTCTGATCGTCGTCTCTGGCGGCACCGTCACGACCGCCTACGGTATGCAGATGATTGCCCCGCAACGCAGTGGGGCCGGGGTGATCACCAACAACTACGGACTGAAGATCGAAGATTTCGCCTCCATCACCGGCACCACGATCAACCGTCCCATCGACTACGGGAGCGGGAAGTTCGTCGTCAACGCGGACGGCTCCATTGACATCGCGACGGACGGCGTGCGGCTCTCGGCGGCGGACGGGGTGTTCACGATCCTTGGCCGTGGCAACGGCAACGACGAAACCCTGACGTTCGACTTCGACAACGCGACGGCGAACATCGTCGCGGTCAGCACGACGACGGGCGTCGTGGCGATGACCTTCTTCGGAGGTGCCACCGTCGGGGCGGGCGGCATGGAGGTCATCAACACGGGGGTGTACGGCTTCAGCAGTACCGCCTCTCCGATCGGGGCGATCGACACGGCGATCTCCCGTAGTTCAGCGGGCATCGCGGAGGTCACGTCTGGGGCCTCTGGAACCTACCGGGACCTCATCCTCCGGAACCTCTATATCGCAGGGGCGCAGGGCGTCCAAGTGTCAGCAGCGGCTGGCGTGCTCACCCTCGCCGGGATCGGGAACACCCACAACGAGAATCTGACGATCAGTTTCGAGAGTGCGGCAAACACGATTGCGCTTGCGAGTGGGACAGGCGTCACCAGCATCACCTTTGCTATGGCAATCACGCACGCCAGCGCGACGCTGCTGACGACCACCGTCGCGTTGACCAACGGTGCGGCGGCGTCGCTCGGCACCCTGACAAACGCACCAGCAGCCGGGGACCCGACCAAGTGGGTGCCCATCAATGACAACGGCACGACCCGTTACATCCCCGCGTGGTAAGGCGAAAGCAGCTATGAAACGAACCCTCTTCGTGCTCCTCATCGCGTGTCTCGCTGGCTCGATCCCGGGCGTGGCGCAGAAGCGGGCAAAGCCCTGCGGCAAGGGCAACCAGCCGTCGTGCCAGCCAGAGCCGCCCCCGGTGGAGGTGGACGGTTGGCGGATCGACCACAGCACTGGCGTCACGCTCGTGAGCACGCCAGACGGCCCCGCGTTCACGTTTCCTCCGGAACCGTCCGTGAACAAATTGACGAAGGCGTGGCCTGGCACGGGGGCTGGCACGGTCGTCGCGACGGTACGGATTGACATCCTGAGCGGGGAGCCTGTGTTTCAGGTGGCATATCCGCTCTGCCCACCAAAGGCGGCGACCGGTCGTCTCTACATAGAGCGCGACGGGTGGGCGTCTGACGATCCAGACAGTCAGTATTTCCGGTGGTGGAGCCGGGTGGGCTACATCAATCTTGGTCCTGGAACTATCACGATGTCAGCCCTCTTCGACCCGGCTCAGTGGTCCAGCGTGCAGGGCCGTCTTGGTACCTACGATACAGTTGCCGAGTCGTGGTTCTGGCAAACGGTACGCGAGGGTGGGCGCATCGGGTTCACGTTCGGGGGTGGCTGTCATTACGGGCACGGCGTCTACGTGACTGATGGTACGGCCACCTTCACGGTCATGGACTTTCTCGTTCAGTAGGGACGCACATGACGAACGCGGATCTGGTGACCTTCATCAACACCGCCGGCGAGTGGATCAAGACCAAGCCGGCCGAC